CCGCCACTGACGCCGCCACTCGCGACGCCACTCGCGCCGCCACTTACGACGCCACTCGCGCCGCCACTCGCGCCGCCACTCGCGCCGCCACTCGCGACGCCACTGACGCCGCCACTGACGCCGCCACTCGCGCCGCCACTGACGCCGCCACTGACGCCGCCACTGACGACGCCACTTACGCCGCCACTCGCGACGCCACTCGCGCCGCCACTGACGAGGTTTTATTTTTGTTGGGTTGTATCAGAAATTATTACAATATGTGGGATGGTGGAAATCAGTGGTCTGGATGGTGCGGATATCTGAGTTTTTTTAAACATATCGTAAAATTGGGGTTAAAAATATATGAGAAGTGGCAACACTATGAAACTGCGGCAGTACACGGCGGGCCACGAATTAGCACGCCAGATTTCTGTATGATCTCAGACCGCCCTAAGTATATAAAAATGGACGAACTGAACAGGCCGCATTGTGAAACCGGGCCGTATTGCGAATGGCGGGATGGCTGGAAGTTGTGGTATTGGCACGGATTCAGAGTTACTGAGCAAATTATTATGCGACCAGAAACACTTGCCGTAGAACAGGTAGAAAAAGAATCCAACGCGGAAGTCCGCCGTATTATGATCGAGCGCATGGGCGTAGAAAAATATCTTGCGCAAGGCGGCGCAACGCTGGTAGACTCTGATGAAAAAACAATTTCACCAAGAGTGTTGTTCAGGGACAAGCACAATAACCAGTACATGTTTTGCACTGACGGCGGCACAGGCAAGTTTTTTGCCTTGTCGGTGCCCGATAACGTCAAGACTTGCGCGGAAGCCCACACCGCTATTTGTGGGTTCGATGAATCAAAAATTTTAGGGGAGAGCTAGAGCCATGACGACTGTTGAAACGGCTGTAAAAAAAGTGCGCGATAGTAAGCCGGATGCGAAGGTGCGTGAATATGAAACCCTGGACATTGGCAAGGCTGTGCGCCAGGGAGATGTTTACGTTCACCGCGTGGCCGATGAACATCCGCACGGTAAACGCATTGGTGCCAAGCTGGTGCAGATCGCGCTTGGCTCATCCAATGGCGCGCGCCATGAGGCCAAGGGAGCGGTAAAGGTGTACGCGGGCACAACGCTGCCCGAATATGTAACTGCGCCCCAGGACGTCCAGGCCAGCGAAATAACGGGGCCGCTGATCGTGGCGGATAAGCCTTGGTCGGTTGTGCATCCAGAGCATCCGCACTTCAAGTTGCCAAAGGGGACGTACCAGGTGACCTACCAGAGGGATCCCAAGACGATGAAGCGGGTGCAGGATTAAGATATTTCTTGAGGCCAACAGCCCCCCCTATTATAAGGGCTAAAATATGACGGGAGACCCCGTCTATGGCTCGCGGCAAAGCTGTCAACACTTCTGAGCAAACCGGCAAGCAGCAACGCGACACCAACAGCGCTGTTGCCCTCGCTGGCGTGGCCCTGAGCTATTCAGCCGCGAACCTCTCGCCCGAAAAGCCCACCTATCGTACGTACCGCAAAATGCGCGAAAACCCCACCATTGCCCTCGCCCGCATCGTAGCCACCGCCCCCATCCGCACCGCCGAGTGGACGCTGGAAGCCGATGACGGCGTGCCGGAAGAGCAGACAAAATTCATTCAGCAAAACCTTACTTCGCTTTGGCATAACCTGATTAACGACACGCTCTTAGCCCTTGATTACGGCTTCTCCGCTGGCGAACTGATTTACGACACGTCCGAGGGTCAGACTGTCCTTGCGCGCGTCAAGCCGCTGGCCGTGGACAAAACCACAATTCTGACCGACGACCACGGCAACTTTACGGGCCTGAAAAACGCCAAAGTGGAATTGGATGAAGACGAATCGTTCCTGTATTCCTACGATACCGAGGCCGGGAACTTATACGGGCGCCCGCGACACGAAAACATCCGCACCACGGCCTATCTCGAATGGTGCGACATCCAGAAAAAGCGCGCCAAGTATTTCAAGAAATCGGCCGGCGCGGTGCCACAAGTCCATTACCCGGACGGTGAAGGCAAAGACGCCGGTGGAGCTGTCATCCCCAATTATCGCACTGCCGTCCAACTGGTGAAGGCGTTACAAGACGGTGACGGCATCGCCGTTCCCCGCATCCTGGCCCCCTGGGTTGAGGAAGTGGCGCGCGACGGCAAGACGCCGGCGGACGTGGAAGCGTGGCGCCTTGACTTTCTCGAATCCAAGAGTCAGCACGGCGCCGAGTTCACGGACGCCATGAAGCACTGCGAGAGCTTGATGTTGCGGGGTTGGCTTGTGCCTGAGCGGGCCGCGGTCGAGGCCCAAACGGCGGGCAGCCGGGCCGATAGCGGCACAGCCGCCGACTTCGCCATGATGACAGTTGATGTTATGCTGCAAGACCTTGTGCAGACGTTCAACCAGCAGATCGTCAACCCCCTCTTGGTCTATAACTATGGCGACAAGGCCAAGGGCACGGTGCGGATCAAGCGCGCGGGCGTGGTCCCGGCGTTGCAGGCCTTCTACCGCAGCCTGGTGACGGCTACTTTAGGCCAGCCGGCCAATATCCAGTTGATGCTCAAGCTGGTGGATATGAACTCGCTGGTAAGCGCGGCGGGCCTGCCAGCGCCAAAGATAACGGTGAGCCAAGAGGACTTGGAGGCCACGGCGGAAGCGGCCAAGCCGGTGCCGCCAGCACCGGGCGGCGAGAAGCCGGAAAAGCCTGAAGCGTACGTCAAAGAGGCGTCGATGGTGGAGACGATAGCGGAGGTCTACCGGCAGGCGCATGACGAAATGGCGCTGGCGTTCGATCCCTCGGTTGTAATATCGGAACCACAAGCCAAGGGGGCTTAGCCTTGAATACGCCCCGCCAGACCGCCGCGCTTATCAACCGCGATAAAGTTAGTCTTGAACGCATCGGCGTGCCCGCCGCCGCCGCCGTCGGTAAAGTCCTCGCCGCCCAAGTTTCCTCCGCTTTCAATGACCACGCCAGCCAGAAAACAATATCGGCCATGATTGCCCGCTACATGGGCCGTATGGAGCCGATCATCCTTGATTCAATGGTGGCCGGCCACCTGTCCGGGCGCGCGCGCGCAATAAAACTGAGTGCGCAGGGCTTGGCCGGCCACCGTAAAGCGTTATCGGCCTATGACTCCGCCCTGGAATATTACTCCAAGCGGATGAAATTGACGCCGGAAGACATCGCGAAGCTGCGCAAGCTCTACGGCCAGAAGGCGTTATCGGTCACGAAGTCCGCCAGCGACTTGGTTGACCGGCGCGCGACTGCGGCGATCCAAGAAAGCATTGAAAAGGGCGAGCACATCAAGGACGCGATGGCGCGGCTGAAAGGCGCGTTTGAAAGCGCGGGCATCGTCGAGCCAAGCCCGTTCCTCTGCGAAACGCTTGCCCGCACGGGCATCGCACAAGGTTACGCAGCCGGAAGCTGGAACGCATTGCAAAGCCCCGACCTTCAGGAGGTGTTGGAAGGTTTCACGTATACCACTGTTGGGGATATGAGGGTCAGGCCAGAACATGCGACCTGGGATGGGTTTACCGGCCCGAAAGACCATCCCTTCTTTTCAACGCATTGGCCGCCCTGCTCTTGGAATTGCCGGTGTTGTGTTATTCCATCGTTTACCGAGGCCGAGTCAAATATCCCAGAAAATTACGAACCCGCCGATCCGGGCTTTGGCGATGTGGGTGAATTTTCCTTGGGTGGTCTTTAAGTCGCACACAGCCTACAATAATTAGTGCATGGATGCACGTTGCGGCGATTCTTGTAAAGCCTTGCCGCCATTGGATGCACCTTTTTTTTCACTGCAAACGTTTGCACCCCCCCTTATACCATTTTCCGACTTAACACCATCTACAATCGTGGGCGTGATAATCAGGAACTTAAACATTTTGTCTGCACCTTTCTGGGTAAGGCCCTAACTCCCGCGCGCGGTGGTGGCCGAACTCGCCACGCCAGTGGCCCGCGTCATACCCCCACTGGCACTGCACCGTATTGGGCGCGAACTTCATGCCCGCGGCCTCGAAATCGTCGCGCCTGCCGCGCGGCCTGGCATGGCTCAGGATCACATCTTCCTCGTGTGTTTTATCGGCAATGCGCGCGGCCAATTCCATAAGACGCCGCGAGCGTAAAGAAAACCCGCCACAGCCGCCCTTGCCGTTATCGCCCGGCTCCGTCCAGTCCGCAATGCACCCAATGTAATCCAGCGCCAGCCATTCATCCCGCCACGCCTCCGGGTTCACAAGCCAGCCGTCATATTGGACGATCAAGCAATGGCTGGTCTCAAAATATTCGTGAAGATGGCGGATGCAGAAATCAGAATACGCATTGAGCGGCATGGTAGCATTGAGCGTCTCGGGTGGGATATGCGTCAGCCACGGGCACTTGCACGGCAGGGGTGAAATAAGCTTGACGTGTTTGAAGGGTATTAGATTCAGGCAACGCTCAAGCACGGCCACGGCGCGCGAGATGCTGATGGTATCAATCGTCAAGAGGGTTACGTTTTCGGCAAGGGCGTTACCCACGTCACCTCCTGAAAAGCGCACACCGCAAACGCTTCGTTTGCAAGTGCAACCATAGTTCTGACGGCGCGGGGACTGTCGCCTTCAGGCGACAGAGTCGTCACAGTTCTGTAGATGTTCAGCGTGCAAGTTAAACAGTGACGGCCCTTTGCCCACTAATGCGGCGCGCTTGCCCCGGTATGCGTCTCGCAAGGTTTCAACTGGCAGCATTTAAAATCTTTTTCGCCGTGAGCAGCACGCGGCCCGCTGAAATATCGTGCAGCGCCTCACATCCAAACCGGCACCAGCGCGGGTTGTAATCAGCGGTGAGACCAAGACAGTCAGCGCAGCATAGCCACGAGTCAACAACGCACACGGACGGATAATCACCAAATATTATCCTTCCTTGCGTCGGCCCGCAAATCGCCAAAGCGCGCACTCCGAGGAACCCGGCCAGATGCACCATGCCGCTGTCGTTCCCGATCACCAGCTTGGCGAGTTCAAACATCGCCGCCGTCCTGTCCGCCGGGAAGGCGCTGGCCTCAAACCAGGTCACGCCGTCAAGAAAAAGCTCCTTGGCGGTGTGGATGCCAGCGACCGCGTAGCCATCGGCAATCAGGCCGTCCGCCAATTCAGCCCAACGGCGTAGAGGCCATGTGCGCTCGCGCGCGCACGCCCAAGGTGAGATCCACACCACGGGCTTATCGCCAAAGAGCTTAGTCTGCATACCCGCCGCCCAGGCCCGGGCCTCCACTGGGATGCGCGGCTTGACGGGCGCCGCCTTAACCCCGACTTCCGCCGCCCAGAGTGCTTGACGTGTCAGTCCGCGGTCAATGGCCTTCTGGTCGCCGCCAAGCGACTCGTGGCGCTGCGGATAAAGCTCGTTGTAGAGCGGCTCGGTGGGCTTCAGGTCTTTGTCAACAGAGACCACATTGGGCCAGCCCAGGAGTGCCCACTGTTCGCGGCCCTCGAGCACAACCGCGCGCACAAGCGCGCCGGGGTTGACGTTCGCAACACCTTTGATGACGGCCAGCATAAGAATCGTGTCTCCGACTCCATGACCGTGCAGCGGGTTTTCTTTTGAGTTGATATGGACGTCAATTATTTTCAAGACACGCTCCCGTTCTTGGCGCGCGCCGCCAGCGTCCGCTTCAACTTGGCGGGCAACCTGATTGAAAGTATGTCATCGTAGAAGCATTGTCAAATATTATATGGGCTAAAATAAATCAGGAGGCTATCTATGCTGCTCAAGGACTTGGTGTCACCACAGGTTTACGCTCAAAATTCAAAGGTACTTTGCTTCTCCAATATCTCACCCGCCGTCAGGGACGGGCGCGTCACTTCCACCATCGAGGAACCCGCGCTCTCCCTCCTGGCCTTCAGCGGCGCAGCCTTCTACGCGCTGCCCGGTATCGAAGGCCCAAACAACGCGGGCGTCGAGCGCGAGGGGCTACCCAATCCAGCGGGGCCGAAAGCTCTCACCAGCTTGAAGGACGTTTTGAGCGTTGGCAAATACCAGCACCCAATCCAAAAATGGAGCCTCGACGTAACCCCCGAAAAAATCAAAAACTATTGCGCCGCGTTTTCTGAAATGAAAGCCGCTGGCGTCAAGGTGCCGATCTACGCCGATCACAAACCCGGCTCGGCCAACACTCTTGGCTATATCAAGGACATGTTCCAGGGCGGGCCGGATGCAATCAAGTCGCATCCTGAATTTGCCAAGCTGCCGGTTGACCAGGCTCCGCTTGACCCAAACAAAATGTACGCCATCCATGAGTTCAACAGCCCGGAAGCCCAGAAAATGGCGCACGGTGTTGGTCAGGTCTCCGTGCTCATTGACAAGAAAATGCAGGACGGCACTGGGAAGAAGTATGGGAGGAACGGGGAAGGCGCGACCCGTCATGTGGCAATTACACCTGAACCCATCGTACCAAACCAGGGCGGATTCTGCCAACTATCACTGGATAATACCAACCTGGTTGACGTGGCCTGCTTGAGTCTCTCTCATTAGAAAAGCTAAAACATAACAGAGACAAACTTAGGGGATTTTATCCATGCCGCTGAATAAAAAAGAACTCGAAATTCTCAAGCCGCATCTTAACGCCGAAAACGCCGCGAAAGTCACGGCTGAGAATGGCGCAGAGCTTTTGACATCGCAAATGGTGGCGCTCTCGCAAGAGGCGATCAAACTGCAAGAACAATACGAACTTTTCAATCCATATCACGGCGAGGACGGAAAATTTACCGACGGCGGCGGGGCGGGCGGACACACCGCTTCCAGCGCCGCGCACGCAGCCACAGCGGAACATCTTGGTAGTGGTGGCGGCGCGAAAAACGTACGCGTGGCGAAGATGCACGAAGAAGCCGCAAAACACGGCGGCATCAAGCAAGGCGACCGCGAATACCACGAAGCGGCTGGCCGCGCTTTCCGCTCCGGCAGCAAGTCAGACCATGAAACAGCCGCTAAGTTTGCGGAACACGCTGGCATGAAAGACGTCGCTGCCGCGCACCGTGGCGCGGGCGGATCAAAAGGGTTGGCGATGGACATGCTTGATGTTGACCCCGACGCGCTGGACGTGTTGGTCAGCGGCACCAAAACCCGCATCAATTCATTGCAGGCGTGCGGGCTGCTTGACGCCGATCACGCCAAAAAGCTGACCGCCGTCCTTGTTGGCGAAGACGGCAATCCCAACGTTTACGCGCTCAGCCGCAAAGCGACTGGCCTGCCCAAGAGTTTTTCCGCCGCCGTCCTGGACGCACTCGAAGGCAACAAGCCGGTGAAGGTTGGCGAAAAAACCGGCCCGCAATCCGCGACCCACGAATTGTCCCGCAATGCAGACGAAGAAAAAGAACAACAGAAAACGCTTGAAATCATGGCGGGAGCCGCCAACCACGAACTGAAAAAGTAGTGCCCCGGCAAAGAGAACGCAAGGAGATAGATCATGGCCGCTGGTTACCTTAACGCGAATCCGTCCGCCCTTCCCGGCATTAGCAGCGCGCTTGTCTCGGCGATCCGCGAATTGCTTTGTGTCGAGCCGCAAGCCGGGGACATGCTCCCCTTTGCCGCCACGATTGACGGCACGCTCACCCGTGACCCTGACAATCCCACCACGAGCCGCACCGACGTGCTACGCGACGGGTTGCCGATGGGGCAGGTGACTTCAACCCTGAAATACGCCAACGCCATAATCGGCCAGCTTTCCGCCGCGTGCACCACTGGCGCGACGGCGCTCACTTGCCTGACCACCGCTGAAGCGGCTGAGATCGTCCGGCGCATTGGCGCAAGCGGCACCTTTAACCTCACCGGCCCGGCGACTGCCGGCGGCGCGGTGCGCACCATACTGACCACCTTCTCGGCGGTTGGCAGCGGCTCCGCAGTCAACTGCGTGCAAACGATCACATGGAATAGCCAGCCCTCGGCAGGAACATTCACGATCACCGTTCTGCAAAAAGACGGCGTGACCTACAAGACCACAACGGCCCTTGCCTATAACGCGACCCTTGCAACCGTGCAAGCCGCGCTGGACGTGGCAACGGGTGTTGCAAATGGCTGCGTGGTCACGGGCAACACATACGCATATCAGACCATGATCTTTACCTTCTCGGGCACCGGCTATGCCGCCCTGCCGCAGCAACTGATCTCGATTGACGATACGCTTTTGACTTACACGACCACCACCGGCTACGTTGCGACGATGACCACCGTGGGCGTGCCTGTGGCTGGGACAATCACCATTACCGCGAACGGCGCAAATGAAGTTCAGACCGTGGCTTTCGCTGGCATCACCGCCGGGACTTTGACCGCGGGCACCTTTGCGCTGGGCATCCTGGACAAAAATGGCGTCTGGCAAAAATTCCTCACTGTGTATAGTTCTTCGGCTGCAACTTTACAGGCGCAGTTAGACGCGGTGCTTGGTTCGAGCGCCGTGGTTGTAGCCGTCACGACCGGCAGCACCATAGCTGGCGGGTTTACCCTGACATTCTCTGGCGCCGGCTACGCGGGCCTGCCTCAGACCCTGGCCGTGATTGACCCCGCCGCCACCGCGCTTGTTTCCGGCGCGGTCTCGCCTTCAATCAGCGTCACTCGCACCACGGCGGGGGTCAACGGCGCGTTTGTGGCTGGCTCCTGGATTCAGCCCACGGACGGCAGCCAAGCAATCAAAACGTTGTTTAAATCTCCCAGCAAAACCGGCGTATCCGACCTCAACGCGCTCCTGCAAGGCATTGACGTTATCTACCCGGAAGTCTTGCTGCGCGGCTTCATTCGCACAGCGTACATCGTCAACTACCCCGGGGACGGCGGCACCTTCAATGCGTACCTCAAGAGCCAGTTGCGCGCCAATAGCGGCGGGTACTGGCAGTTTGACGACGACTATATTTCTACCCTGTGATAGCAGCCCGCCGCCAAACCGCCCCGATTCGTTCGGGGCTTTGGCGTCAGAAGGCGTGACGTGTTGACAAGGAATTAGGAGAACGATCATGGGCGTACAACTTGCGCAGGTTTTGGGTGCCAAGAATATCATTGGCGTCATCAATAAAGTCAAGCCGGGCCTGCGGGAAAAAATACTCCCGCCCGAACTCTTGACGCCCAGCCGGAAAGTATCCGGCAACTACGGCACCTATCACCGGACCATCGGCGAACGGCGTGCCGCGCGCGTGACCAACTACGGCGCCCCCGCCCAGACCTATGAGGCGACCGGCGTTGAAGAGGTCGCGGTCAACTTCATCCACGCGTTCCAAGACTTTGCGATCAACCCCAGCGCGTTGATGAACCTGCTGGACGAAGGCAATGAGAACCGCCAACGCATCGGCATGGAAACCATTGGCCGCCAGACCGGCGACTTCGCCCGCACCTTCCGCAACTTGCGGGTGGCCGCGATCACCATGATGCTCGCCAACGGCAAGATCATGTGGGACGCTCAAGGCCGGCTGACGCTGAACAGCGGCACCACTGGCGCCAGTCCCGCGGCTCGCACCGTGAACTATCAGATACCCAGCACCAATCAGGGCCAGTTGCCCGTGCCGCGTTACAATGCGAATGGGCAGGTGGTCAACAACCCGATCATCAGCGCCACTTGGTCTAATGCCGCAACCGACATGCTGACCCAACTCAACACGATCAAGCAGATCGCCGTGCTGCAAACCGGCTACCCGCTGCTGCATGCCTTCTGTGGCATCAACGTCAAGAGCTACATTTTCAACAACACCGGCTATAAGGATTACATGAAACGCAACATGGGCGCTCAAGACGCGCTCATCAAAAACAAAATTGTGGACGGCTTCGCTGATTTCCAGTGGCACGAAATGTACGAAAGCTTCTACAGCCAAGACCTCCCGAATCCGGGCGCAGCGCTTACGGCCAATCAGGCCATCCCGATCTTTGGGCCGGACAGCGTGGTCTTCACGCCCGACTTTGACGAGCCGTGGTATGAACTGATCGAAGGCAGCTTCCCGATCCCGACCGACGCCATTCTGGCGAAGGATGCAATGGAATTGATGGACAGCTTGGAAGAGGCTTACGGCCACTTCGGCTTCGCCAAGATGGGCGTGGACAAACAGCCGTCGAGCATTGTGGAGTTCCAGGGAGACACCTTCCTGCCTGCGATCCTGGTGCCGTACGCGATTTACCAGGCCACGGTCAAATTCTAAAGCAGGCTTGAAAATTGAGTGGCCCTTCAAATGGGCGGGGCATGAAATACCTCGCCCATTTTCTTTAGGTGGCGAGTATGGAAGCGTCAAAGAAGCCGCGCTTAGAGAGTAAGCACTATTGTGCGACTTGTGGCAAGACCGGGTGGCACTTTAGGGAGTCCGAAGATTTCCCATGGAAATGCAGCATTTGCGGCACGGAGAAATTCGAGAAGCCACGGCAGGATAACGGAGACGGGCATCATGTCTGACAACGACAGAATAAACGCCGTTGAAGAAGGCTTGGAGGAAATGAAAGAAATTCACAAGCCGGGCGGATACTGCGACAAATGCATGGCGGATTTCTGGAAACACATAAACGCGCTTGAAGTTGTGCAAGCCAAAACCGTGCTTATCACTGGCATCGTTGTTGGCTTAGTCTCAGGCACCCCCGGTACCGTGCTCATGGCGATTGAACTTTACCGGGTGTTTTCTCATTGCAGATAGGAGAACAACATGGCAGACAATCCAACTCCCCCGGTGCCCGTGCAGCCGGCACAAGTTCAAGTGACAGTCCCGCCGGCTATCGTGGCCGCGGTTAGCCTTTTGGGATCAATGACATCCAAAAGCTGGAAGACCACGGTGGCGGCTGGCATCGGCGCCTTCATGTTCATCTATCCTGAGATTCAACCGCTCTTGGCTGGCCAGCATGTTTCAAAACGGGCCGTGTTGACGGCGGTGTGCATTGCGCTGATGGGCTACTTTGCCCGCGACAAGAATGTGAGCAGCGAAATGCAGTCGGCAGTGCCGGGCGCGAAGATGCCGGAGAAACCTAAACCGTGAATCGTTTTTGGATTGGCTTTGCCGTGGGCTTCATAACGTTGGCGCTGCTGATTGCGGCGGTGCTTCTCTTTGCGGGGATGGGAAGTAAATGAAGCATCTTTGGCTCATACTTTCGTTGCTGCCCGCGCTTTCGTTCGCTGAGTTTGCCGTGGTGCACGATGAACTGAAAGACGGCAGCAAGATGGAAGTTGCGCACGTTGACGCGGGCGCGGTGCAGGCCCCCGTGAGCTTCACAGATATGTTCAAGGCGGCGTGGAACGACGGTGCAATCCGAAACACGATTCAAAGGGGCGCGGTTACGGTAGACAACCATGCTCCGCTTATGCACGCTGACAATGCGACTGGCCTGAACATCGCTGGCGATGGCATCGAGATCAAGCCCTACGCCTTCAATGTGGAACGTCTGATTGACTTTAAGGAAAAGGCGTTCTTTGCGCCGGTCACTGTCAATGTTCCCGAAAAGATTTTGCAGCCGGTGGGGGACTCGCTCAAGGAGTTGGTCAGCATCATCAAGGACATAAAAACCGATACGTGCGCGGCTGGCGCAAAGGTTGAACAGGGCGGCAAGATTCTGCTGTATGTGCTGGGCGGTGCGCTGGCGCTGGCGCTGATGGTGACGGCTCTACTGTTTGGCATTGGCCGCGGGCACAAGGCCACGGTTGCCGCGCATAAGGCGACGATTGAAGCGTTGAAACAGGTGAACAATGGCAACGTGGCTTGATTCTGTGATAACTGGATTGCAGGCGCCGGCCGCGGCCCCGGCGTTGTCGTTTGTGGAGCAAAACTATACCACGTTGCTGGCGTTGGACATGGATACCGTGATTCAGGTGCTCGGCCTCTTCAAAACTGGCCAAGGGCAGGTCGCCAGGGCAGCACTGGCCGCTAAATTGACCGACCCGGACGTGATAATCGCTTGGGAGCAACAAAACGCTCAGGATTGCGCGGCCGCAACAAAGAACTGGGATGCCTTCGTGGCCACGGCTGAAAAGGTGGCGATGGACCTCCTGCCCGTGATTCTCAAGGTGGGGGAAACGATTGCCACGGGCGGATTGGGGGCGCTGTGAAGCTGAAAATCCTGGCCATGCTGGCGTTGGTGTTTCTGGCCGGTTGTGAGTTCTCCCTCCGGCGCGCCTTCAGCAACCCGGCGGCGCCTACCACGGAGCAAGCAAACATTCTCAGCGGTGGTTTTGTTTCGGCCATGAAGGCCGGAAAGACCACGCGAGAGCAAGAGCAGGCCCACTTGCTTTCAATGGACGCGGAAGTTTTGGCGGTGGACGGCGCGACCCGCGGGAGTGCGGCGGCGGCGGCGGCTTACCCGCGGCCTTGGCTTTCAACACCGGCTGTGCAATCCGTGCAACCGGCAACTCAGGCAGGGACAGGAGGCGCAAAATGAAGTTCATTCTTTCAGCGGTGACGTGTTTGTTTCTGGCGGTAGGGATTGTGGCGTTGATTGGCTGCACGAAATCCCAGATACAAAATGCGGAGGCCACGGCCTCCACGGTCTTCAGTGACCTCCAGGTTGTTTCTGCCGATGTGACCAAGGCGTTGCCCACGGTTGTGGCCGCGGCTGAAATCATCGCGCCCGGCAGCACTAAGACGGCGAATCTAGAAAAAGTGGCCAGCAAAATAACCATGTCCAACGGCATCTTGCAGTCAGTGACGCTGACATTCCCGCCTCTTGCCGCGCCACTCACGTCAACATCCGCAGCGGTCTTGAGTTCCGTGCAAGCTACGGCCAGCGCCTTGGCGCAACTGGCCCCGGCCGCCGCACAGATTGCAGAGAGTACCGCGCCCGGTTCGACGACAGCGGTAGACCTGGCGAAAGGCACGGCGGTAATGAACTTGGTGAATGGCGGCGTGCAGTCAATCACGATCACGGCGCCCGCGCCAGTGGCCACACCGGCCCCGGCGGCCGCAACGCCAGCGCAGTAAGGAAAACAGAACGCGGAGAAGGAAGCGCAATCATGGGTTACTGTGAAATATCCGACCTCCTTCTCCGCTATGGCCACTCCAACTTAACCATGTGGAGTGCGCTGGAAGGCCAAAACAATAGCCCGCTCCTGCCTCAACGCTGGCAGGCTGGTATTGACTGGGCCACGGCTCAAATAAACAGCCTGCTCATGCGCTCAGGCTACACCATACCGTTGGTTTTTGGCGATATTTACGCCCAAGGGGTCGTGACCGAGTGGTGTGTGGATCTCGCCGTTTACCACCTCTACACCGCGCGCGGCCATCTGGATGAAGATAAAAGCGAGGGGAAGTTTGAAAAGGCGCGCGCCAAGACTGTGGCTGAAATCATGCGAGTGCGCGCCGGGTCAATGCAGATCAACTGCGCACGGCGCTGGGGCGACAACCCCACCGTTCCAACGATAATTTGAGGCTGTTCATGGTTCAAATATCGGTTGAACTCACTGGTGACGTTGACCACATCCGGCGATATCGCGAGTACATGCAGCGCGCGGTCAAGGGCGGCGATACCGCGGCCTTCGACGGCTTTGGCCTGAAGGTGCTGGCGATGTACGCCGCGTTTGCGCAACGCCGCTTTGATATTTTCAGCCGGGGCGGCGGCGACTGGCAGCCGCTGGCGCCGTCCACCATTTACCGGCGCGCGCGCGCCACGGTCGAGCGGGCAAAAAAAGAGGCTAAGGCCAACTTGGCGCGCGGCTTCACCACGGACAAAAAAGGCAACCACAAGATTTACAGCAACCGCGAATATAACGCGGCCATGGGGCGCGCGGAAGTGCGCGTAAAGCAGTTCTTCCGCAAAGCTTATGGCTACGCGCCGTCACATGGCCAGGGTGCACTCCAGCGCGCCACGCATACGCCCGCCTCGGGCAGCGTCTCGATTTTGCGCGATACCGGCACCCTCTTCCGGACGCTCTCCGTGGGCAACCCGGCCAACGTCATGCGCAAGCGCGGTGCTACGTTCGAGTATGGCATTGGCGGCCCGGAAATGCACCCCGATAGCAAGTTATCCGTGGGCCGAATAGCCGCATACCACCAGGCGGGTGGCACGATACCGAACCGGCCACCGCAACGCAAGATTTTAGTGACGCCGCCAACCTCGGATCAGGTATGGTCTGAATTTGACAAGGCGGCCAATATTTTTTTGCGGCGCGTTTGGAATGAGAGCAGGGGTTGAATATGGCCGTGCAGCTAAAACTTGTGGCCGGTGCGAATATCACGCTAACCGTGGGCACAGATACTTGCGGCCACCCGATACTCACGGTGGCCTCCGCTGCGCCATCCGGCTCAATGGCGGGCTACGATACGACCGACTACGCGGCTCTGGCGGATGTGCCGGTGCCGGTGGCGTATTCGCAAATGTACACGGACGCCAATGGCACGCTCTGGTTTTGCTCTAAGAATACGACGGTTTGGGTAATCATACCGCAACAAGTTCCAGGACAACCGACATGAAAAAGGTAATCTTTTTACTCGCGTTTTTCACGCTTTCCGCACTCGCCGCGGAGTCTGTGGATGTTTTGGGCACGGACACGAACAACCCGAAAGAGGGGAACCAGGTCGTTATCCCCAAGGGCGCGCCGGGTCAGGTGTTGGTGCAGGGGCCAAACGGGCCCTACTGGGCGGCCGCCAGCGCCGTGGCGGGCGCAACTGGAGTAACAGGGGCAACAGGTAACACGGGTGCGAATGGCAACACGGGTGCGGCGGGCGCAACAGGGGCCACAGGCGCAACCGGAGTAACCGGTGCCACAGGCGCGCCGGGTGCCGATGGCGCTACCGGCGCTGGCACTACGGGCGCAACCGGAGTAACCGGTGCCACTGGCGCGCCGGGTGCCGATGGCGCTACCGGCGCTGGCGCAACCGGAGTAACCGGTGCCACTGGCGCGCCGGGTGCCGCTGGCGCTACCGGCGCTGGCGCAACCGGAGTAACCGGTGCCACTGGCGCGCCGG